ACTCTTTGTACTTCTCAAAATACAAAGTGGGATTCTGAGAAAACAAAGCAAACATAACCTTATCAGGCAGTGTAGTAATACTGCTACATCCGAAGATGTCACATATCTTTAATGTCAATTCTTTTAATTCCATATTTACTCTTTCATTTCTTTCTTTTTGATTTAATCTTGATTGGATTATTTTTTGTTCCAGTACCGAACCATTCTAAGCGGAAACCGTGTATCCGGAGCCAATATTTAAAAGCGGGGATAGTTGTCTGTTTCATATTCTTCTCGATTAAATTATTACCATGACATCACGCTTTCTGGCGAATATAGAATCCGTTATATAGTACGTGATGGCTTTCTCTTCCGCATCTCTCAACAATTCGTGTTTAAGAATCTTATAGTAGGAGTTGGTATGCGCTGCATAGACCATGATTTCTCTTACCCGTTTCAAATCGTCTAAAAAGGATTGAGGGTTATGTTCCTTTATTTTCTTTATATTCATTTGTTTTCCTTCCTTTTATTCCGTTCCCGATTGTCTTCCGAAACACACATTTTGCACCATGATGTCTTGATGTGATACACCTTTCCGTTGCGATAGATTGTCCTGTCATAGAAGCAGAATAGTAGAAGCGGTCTTTTGCAGCGGCTACATACCTTGCGTTCTACACCGTCCACCATCACCCGGTTCCTCGGTTTCCGCTTCACTATCTCGCACAGACCGCATTCGGATGCACCGTACTTCCGGCAATAGGCAAGGGAATGCTTGCCACATTTCGCGAAAGAGGTGCAATCGGAGCGGGGGACTGTCTGATGGATGTTCATACTATTTGCCTTTTTCTATAGATTCTATTGCCAGGAATATCTCATACATTACTTGTGGCGTATTTCCATACATATCCACCAGCTAATTTCCTTTTCCCTTTACATACATCACAAATATGTGCGGCATTTATCCCAGTGATTCGGGATGCGTCATTTAAAACTTCAAATCTGTTTATCAAATTCCCATCAACCGATAATTGCAATACAGGCTTCCTTGTTTTCTCTATCAATAAAAAATTCCTTTTACCGTAGTTACAATTATACGATTCGCTACACCATTCGAGATTGTCAACATTATTATTGGTTTTTATTTCATCTTTATGGTTTACTTGTGGTAGATTTTTTCTATTTTCTATAAACGCTTTCGCGACAAGCCTATGCACCAAACAAGTCTTCTTTTTCCCTCTTAATATTAAATTAACTTTTAAATATCCATTTGTCGCTATTGTGGGAGATAAAACCTTTCCATGATATATATGATTCCCTAAAAACATACTGACGCTTCTAATACGTCCATGACTACTGACTTCATATCTTCCATCATAACCTTCAATAGTTTTCCATTCTTCCATTTTCTACAATATTTATTGCTCTAAAAATTTCATATATAACCTGTGGTAAAATCGCATTGCCGTATGCCTTTATTGATTCCTGCCGCCACTTTGAAAAGGCAATACCGTCCAATCTGGTGGAAATCCCATCATCTCGGCTACAAACAGGGGATTGAGTAGGGAAGTTTTCCCAATCAGGCGGGCACACAAATGATTCAGTTCTGATGTCCGGGGACTGCCGTCTTTCCGGTCCTTTGCCGTTCCGGGATTGTGGCAACTTGTCGTTGGTGTAGGTAACATTCCGTGGAAATCCATTAGGCTGTTCGGACGATTGCTTCCGTTTCTTCGACTCGCCATCGTTTTTGCACCTGCATTTTTCAAATCCTTCACCTGTTTTGCATGGTGTATGTCGGTAGACATCGGCGTCGGGAGCAGCCCTACCGGATAGAATGTTGTCTTCCCATTTTCGTTGCATACCTTCAACCCCTGCGTCTGCACGGTGGACAACAATTTTCTCTCCGCATTCAACCTTGCATTCATCGCCTCCTCTTTTGTATCGAAAAATCCGAGGTGAATCCTTTTCCTGTTCACATAGATTATCGCATGCCATTTGTTCCGTCCCTTCGGTTTCCTTACTCCTGAACCTTTCTTCCGATTGTGAAGATTTTCCCAATGAGCTAATATCCGAAGATTTTGCTTTCTGTTGTCCGTTTTGCATCTGTTGATATGGTCCACTTCCTCGTTTTCCTTCGGACAGCAAATCAATCTGTGCATCAAGATAGTCTTCCATTTCTTTCCATCTTCTTTCGCTCTGATTGTTCTGTAAACATACCCTGAATTGTTTATCTTCCATTTCCATTGATTCAGAAACGGAAAATCTTCCGAATCTACAAGTATATCCACTCCCGATGTTGTTGTTATTGTCTTGTATTCTTCTCGCAATAAAGAAGACACGGTCCCTTCTGTGCGGCGCTCCGACGGCACAAGCCGGAATAACAACCGGTTGGACGGAATATCCTTCACGTTCAAGGTCGTTACACACTGTTTCGACGACGTATTCCTGCTGATGCAATATTCTTTCTCGGTCAACCTCTCCGAACAGAGATTCTTCACGTCCCAACGCAGTTTCACTGCCGGGTTGTACCATCGAGAGGATTCCAGCAACGTTTTCACCAACAACCCAATCGGGCTGAATCTCCCGTATCGCTCGTAGCATTTCCGGCCAGAGGTAGCGGTCATCTTCCGCTCCCTTTCGCTGTCCGGCGCAAGAAAAAGGCTGGCAGGGGAAACCTCCGGTGAGGACATTGATTTTTCCCCGCCACTCTGTAAAATCTGTTTTCGTGATGTCTTCATAACTTTTGCTGTTTGGAAACCAATAATCAAGTATTTTTCTCCCGAACGGGTTTATTTCACAATGGAACACGTTTTTCCAGCCCATTATCTCGGCGGCTATTTCCGGGCCACCGATGCCGCTAAACAGAGAGCCGTGTGTCAATTCGCTTTTCTTCATTTCCATAATTCAGAACCACTCTTCATTCGCTCCGACCTCTACCGAAAGCCAGTCCATGAGGAGGGTTATAAGGTTATAAATAGGCTTCATCTCACTAAACTTTTATCGCGTTGGCAATATTATCCGCATCCGACAGCTTTCTTACCAGCACATCAAATGCTGCTGTACACCGCTCTGTGTTCATATTGACCGTTTTCCCGATTTTCAAACAGTCGGAAGCAAGGTTCATCATCCTTGTCACATTGGAAAGCTTCAGGTATTCCAACGTAAACCCGTTAAACCGTGAATCTTTCTTCCGAAGCTCTTTAATCCTTTCGTCAAACTGGATGCAGGCGTAATCACATAATGTCCTTGCAAGTTCGAACCTTGCAATCTCTGCGGAATGGGGTACGCCGTTATCGTCAAGAACCTGCTTGAATTGCCAATACAACTATCCACGTGCTTGTTCACTTCTTCCGTATACTTGTCGTTGCAGTCGGCGAAAAACTCGCTCCGGTCTGAACCGATAACGCTGTTTACAGTACGCTCGTATTCCTTTCTTGCCTTATCGGCATCATTCAAATACCGCTTGAATGCCTGTTTGTAATAAGGCGTTCTCTTCATCGCATGCAGACACTCGATAACCTGCCCACAACAGATGTCGTTTGTGAGCAGTATGTTGTAGGTGCACAGAACTACAAGGCTCTCATACTTGCTGATTATCTGATTTGCCGTGTCGGTAGTCATTGCCTTGTCTGTTCTGCCTTGTTCATATTCTTGTTTCTGCTCTCTTTTGCAAGTTCATCAATCATGCGCTGATACTTCCTTGCCACCAACGGGCAGCGTATGCGCATTGCATTGTCACGCTGCCACTCCAATTGTTCGATTTTCTTTTCAATCTCTATGTCCATGATTATTTACCGTTTGTTTCTTATTTGGATAAACCCTCGTTTTTCGCATTCCTTCAACAGTTCCATATCTTCATCCCTTATATCGCATGGCGTCTCATGATTAACACTCATGTAATCCGATATGCCAAACTTTTTGCATATATCATAGTAAAAGCGTCTTTGCCTGCCTCTTGTCGTCCAACATATTGTAAGTCTCATACTTTATTGTCAAATTTATGCTTTCGCCAATACTTATAACTGGCATACTCTCCACGTCTATCAAACATTATACGCTCGAATGTACCAACACGCCGCAATGCTTCGTTTGCGTACAGGTCTCCACCGGCTATCTTAGCTTTCAACATCTCAATGTACTCTTCTCGGCTATACTCTTCTCCAGTAAAAACATTAATTTTTTCTTCCGGCATTGAGTGTATCACTTCATCCCGCTCCTTATCGTAAGTGGCAAACCAGCTCATGATGACAGAACCGTCTATTTTGCCATAAAATCCACCGTATGATGAGTTTTCCCTTGCCCGTTTAAAACAAAGGCAAACGTCCTCAATTCTGAAATAATAATACTTGTCAAGGATAGAGTTTACAATGGATGCTACTTGATAGTCATTCATATCCTCGCGGCTACGGCCGTAAAACAACAGAGTACCTTCTATGAACTTTACAAGAACCGCCTTTATGCAGGTTTCGTTATCTTTCCTCCATTGTGATAATTGTATGGGAGGTGCGTTTATCGCTTGGCTTATGGAAGTTATCTCATTACTGATGTTCTTGCAGATAGCAATCAGCTGCCTGGAAGATAGAACCGCTATTTCCTTGCTTGTTAGTGTGATTTCTGTTCCCATTGTCTTTTAGTGGAAATAACCCTTGGTAATTATTACTCATGCTTTGCTCTATTATTGCAATCATCATCTGCTTGTCACCTCCCGAAAGAGTTAATAGCTTCCGGTAACATGCCTCTGCTCCGGTCTGCTTGTATGGCTGCCCCCTCTCTTTTTTGTAGTTGAGCCAGTATATGAATATATCCTTGTATTCTTCCTCTACGAAATAGAGGTCAAGTACCTCTTTCTTCCTTATTGAGTTTCTCCCGTCTATCCATGCTTTCGCTATTTCATTTCGGATTTCGGAAGGATATTTCAACGCATACTCTTCTGATTGCTGCTTTATTGTTTTCATATTATTACTTTCTATATGGTATTAAGAAATTTGTTCACGAAGTAAACTTGTCCTTTGCCACTAACTTTTGTAGTCAATGTCGTATGTAAAACGCCATTACTTCCAGAGCGTACGCCTTTTTTGATTACAAACAACCCTTGTTCTATGTATTTCTGATTTGGCACGTTATATCTTTCTCCATGCTTGCCCAAATATCCGTTTTTACGCATCCATGCAAACAATCTTTTTTCGCCTATATCGTATCCATTCTGCGCAATTAATTTTGCAAGCTCTCCGATAAGGCATGAATTTTCCGCTCCACTAAATGCGTTTGTAAAGGTTACAGCAGGTTTGGTTTCTTCAATTATATTTTTGTTCTGTTCTTTGAGAATTTGATTTTCGCAAGCCATTCTTTGCTTTTCCTCACGCTCATTCTTTAACTGCGTGGCAAGGCTGATAACAAGGTCGGGGTTGTTTATCATCTGCTCCAAAGTTGGCTGCGTGGCGGTCATACCGTATTTAAGAAGCTCATCTACTCTCATATCCACCCATACCGCTAAATCGGAATTTAGTTTTTGTGCAACACGAATAGCGACAAGACGGTGTGCCCAAGTGCCTGGATTATCTCCACCTCTCTTAACTATCAGTAAATCAGCCAAACTAAAATTTTTTAGTTTGGAAAGTGATGTGCAATAATCGCTGATTTCCTGCGAGTTAACAATTGTGGATAAATTCTTATCGGGATAGGCTTTCGCCATAGCCGTAAGGTTTACCATAACATCACTCCCTTTCTCAAAAGGAATTATATTTCCGTTGTAATCGAATTTAATAATTGAAGTATTCATAATATTTAATTTTTTAGATTTTGCTCAATAGAAAAGTTTCTCTCCCTTTTTTCGGAAAGTGAGGTAGCCCGATAAAAGACTACCAAACACGATAAGTATTTCAATCATGGTTGTTACTTCTTGACAATCCCCGTTCTTCTGTATTCCGCCCACTTATCGTACTGCTTCGTCTTTACGAGGAAAGAGAAGCACGAGCATTTTAATTCAATCTCCCTGCGTTCGCTCCATCTTGTCCATTCGAGAAGTTGTTTCGTAAACTCCAGTTCCTTTTCAAGCTTTGCGATTTTACGTTTGTCTGCTGCACTTGACTTGGCAACCTTTGGCGCAATTTCGTTCACCTTGTGAAAGACTTCACGGTACACGTCAAATACGGGGCGAACTTTGCGGGCAATGAAGTATTCCAAGCAGGAAACGGAGAGGTGATAGTCAATCTTGTTTTGACCGCCTCTCGTTCGCTCACCATTTTGGGCGAGCGGCTGATAATCAATATTTTCTATGAAATTTTCCTTTAAAGCACGTACCGCTTTATCTTTAGCGGAATAGCATAGCATCCAGCAACTATCAAGGTCTACTGGATAGGAAAGATTTGACTTTGAAAGTTCTAAAATAGCTTTGAAATAACGTTTGATTTCTTCGGTTGAAGAAGATAAAGTGAGGGCGTACGTTTCGTGTACTAACGTAGATTGTGGGGTACATATTGTTCTCCCATTCTCTAATTTTGTTTTCTTTGGCATTGTTGAACAAAATTTGAGTTATGTATAAAAAGAAAGCTGTCCGCTTCCCAATTTCTCGCCAAAGAAACTACACAAGATTAATGCGTAGCCAACAAGGGAATGCGAACAGCCTTTTATCTTTTCAGATATAAGCAGTCAAATGGATATAAAAAATCCACGTCATTAATCTTATGTCAGCTTCTTTGGCGTTGAAACTGCCGCAAAGATACACACTCAAATCAAAATGCCAAAGGAAAACTATATTTTTTTAATCCAAAGTCTTAATCACAATCTCGACACGAGGATTGTCCTTATCAACGAATTTGCGTGCATGGATAAGGCAACAGTTATTATCGTTCTTTATACACTTTATACGCTGTAACACGTCAAGTTGCAGTTTCAATACATTATCCAAATCACTACGTTTGCTCGGATAATACACGTCAATGTGGAACTCAAACGGCTCGTTTATATTCAAATCCCTCAACTTTCCAGCCTGCCAAATAAAAGATTCCTCATATTTTTTTAATGCAGGAGTCTTAGCCAAACATCTGTGTCCGTTAATGGTTACTATCTTGTAGCAATTAGCCTTTGATGGGGCGTTACCTTTTATGGCAGCTTTATATTCCATATCATATATGCTTTATTTTAAGTTCAACATTCACCGGCTTGTCCTTCATCGTGGAGAAAGCATCGAGTATCCTCTCCTTAGTCAACTGGATAGGTCGGGTCATTATTTCACTCTCTATGTTTTCCAATGGTATCTTCTTTCCGTCATAAGTAATAAGAACCGCAGAAGTTATTACGTAAGGACTCATGTCTTGTATTGTTTCTTTATCTGCCTTGCAATCTTCTTGTTCAGCTTACTTAGACGCTCTGCCTGCTTGCTGTCACCTCCAATATTATGAATGTCTGACTTTCGGTCTGCGATAAGCTTCTGAATGATTGCACCTTCGGATTTGGTTATTGTAAGTTTCATTCAAGTTTTTATTTGAATCCCCATTCTTCCATGTAGTCAATGTTTTCAGGAAATCCTTCTACCGATTTGGGACTAAGGAATATTTTCTCACTTTCTAATTTCGAGCCTCCCCATTCAGTAGGTGGGCAGTTTTCGTATTCTTCTTTAGAAACTTCACTTACATTAAAATGGGGTTGGAAGCCATATCCCATTACGCTTTCCCCTAAGTAAGTACCAAACTTCTTTAAAGCCCATTGAAATGCAATATCTTTATATAGGTAATGTTTAGAAAACACAGCCACATATATTTTATGAGAGAAATTTCCTGTTTCTGTTAAGTCAGGATTACATCTGATACAGAAATACTTAATACGTGAAAGTATTTCTTCAACAAACCTTTCATGCTTTTCGCAATCTTCTTTCGTTAAGAACTCTTTCCCGTCATTTGCAGTGTAAATAGTCTTGGTAATTTCTTTTGTTTCCATGATGTTTTTTATTAAAGCCCCGAAGCGTATTCTCCAGGGCACAACCATTATTACTAACCCATGCCATTTACGTGTGGCTCACATTTATGAGGTGGTAGCAGGACTTGCACCTGCATGATAGGAGTTTTTCTTGGACTTTCACCAAGTAGTTTATTCATTGACATTGCGGTCTATTCGGCATTACCCGTTATTAACTCAGTGGTTTGAATTTTTTTTTACGGCTAACCGTAACACATTGACTTACCAACCTATCTATAAGAGCTTCACTTTAGCGTCTCTCGTTGTTCCGCCATACCACCATTTTTGCCCGCCCAATCTTCACAGACCGGACAGGCAGGTTAACAAATAGTTCCCGGATAGGCGGTCAAGCCACACCGGGATAGTTAACTGTTAGCTGAAATTAAATCACTTAACCCGAACCTTTCACGGGACTTCTGCGTGAGCAGAGGGCGTTTAGTTAATAATTATGGTTATTTGTTAGGGATATACCAATCCGGGATATAATCATTCATTTTTAGCCTCACTTTCTATACTACCGTTCGGAATGACTTTAGGTTTATTTCCGGTCTTATCTATAATAACCGATTTGCCGCCAATTGTGACCTCTGTACACTGTCCCTCTGGGAATCTATTGATAAATCGGGATACTTCTGTATTACTATCATCCTCAGTCTCGTTTGGCTCATACGGATATACATCCATGATGGCGGTTTCCGCTACCGATGCAATTTGGTAGTCGGCCATTGTGCCTTTCATGCCTTCATCCAGATTCTTTACCGCATCACGCAAGTCGGCTGCCTGCACCAATACCTGGGTAGACGTTTTTTTCTCAGCACCGCTTTTCTCGTCCAATGTGATGAAAACCAGCTTGCATTTGAACCAACGGTCGGCGGCTTCCTCTTCGCATGGAAACAGTTCGCTATAGTTGGTACGTTTGATGTCCGATACCGTGAATTCTCCTGAAATAAACGGTGCCATCTCTTCGATGATACGTGCTTCTGCTTCCGTAAAACTGAGTGCATTTACCAGATAAGGTTCGGTAACTTTTTTGTTCATTCCGTTTTCCATTGTTTTTTCATAACGGATTTTACACTCAAACCATGTGTGCATAATTTTCTATTTTAAATAAACGTTTTGTTTCTGTCTATTTCAATCTCCATTAATTGCAATAACCTCTCTTCATCAGGACTTGGAAGATAAACGCCGCATTCGGCACTCGCCCAATTACGAAAACGCTCAATGCTCGTCGTCATTTCCGCTGTATCTAAATCAGTGGAACTACGTAAAACTTCCATTTCTCCCAAAAACTTATCATTAATCCTACGGGTGAATATTGCAGGATTTACTAACTTTTTGTAATAGTTCTGTTTTACGTATTCCAGCGTGTTCCCCGTCTCACAAGCGAAGAAGCCTAAAAGGGTGTGCAGGTATTTGTTCTGCTGCGTTGTCCTCTTAGGCTTCTTTTCCGTCAGTTCCACAATGCAACCCTTTGAGAAGAGATAGTTACATCGTATTTTGAACTGCTCTTTGTGGAGCGGGTTGGATAGGTCGTATTGCATAATATTTTAAAATGGCAAATCATCTTGCGGGGATAATCCCGGAGCTTCCGCAATCTGTTCCGATGTGGGGCTGCTCTGAACGGGCTTATATTCCTTGAAATCTCCAAAAATATACTGTATGCCTTCTTTGCGTTCTTCTTGTTTTGGGGCACAAGTAATAAAATGGGTATGCCCAAACTGTGAAGGTTCCTTGCGTTCGATAACCGCCACATTTAAATAAATTTTCTCTTTCCCGTCTTTGCAGATTACTTTCTTCATTTGCTCACGGGGAATGTCACTAAGACAAATACTTCCTGTTAAAATCATAATACTATTCTATTGTTTCTTTAAGTAAATACTTGGTCAAATCTCTGTATTCGGCCCATTCAAGAAATGAGCGAAGCAGATTATAATTATCCTGCTCCATGCCATCGTAGCGATAGCATGTTATTGCAGGACCATAACGTTTCAACGGAATACCTCTGACATCATATCCATGCTTTTCTTTATCATATCCTTCAAATATGAACAAATCAAAATGAAATATATCTGCATTGAATAATTGGAGATAAAATTTCCATTGGCAAGAATTTATGTAATCGGCATCAATAGGATAAGAATATTTGGTTTTAATATCCCTAATTTCTACGCCATCTATCATATCGGCACATCCTGTTATAATAGCATTCCCAAAGTCCTTATAAAGGCGTATCTCATGAAAAGCATCAGGATGTTCATTCCTGTATGCAAGAGCCGCCTTACATTGTGGTATGTCAAGAATTATCTTGTTTCCCTCAATGTCAAACGCTCGTCCGCTTGGCATTTGTTCCTTTTGTTCTTTCCCGTAATAAAGAAAGGTACGCTCACCTGCTTTAACCTTTTCGCATTTCGGTGTACCTTCTTCCACTATTTTATGAAAAGCTTTTCCAATTCTCGTATATGTATTGCCTTCAAATGCACCTGATATACTGTCAATAACCGATTGTTCAGTTATCTCATAACTGGCGTAATCGCTTTGTTCTATGTATTTTCGGAATGCTTCTAGTTGTGTTGCCCTAATAAGTGGTTTCATGCTTTAATAAACATTTTTTTGTCCTTGTCGAATGCGTATCCTTTTGTAGCAAGATTTTTTTGCATTTCAGAGAAGAACGGTAATTGCATGATTTTAGGCAGTGTCTTGGTTGCTTCCATCAATGAGATAATATCTTCATCAGTCATTGCAGCCGCAAGTTGCTCTCGTATTGCTGCAAGCTGCTCGTTGGCTTTTGCTTGTGCTTCTCCTTTTCCTTGAATAGATATTTTGACTTTTGAAACAATGTCAGACATGCAAGTATCAAATTGGGTTGTGCCATAATCTGGAATAGTAACAGTTTCAAGCCCGGCAACATTTTTCCCTACAAAATTATCTAACGGAGCAAAAGATATACAGCGTTTTCCATTTTGGATAAATACATATCCCACTTGGTCTGCAATTCTAACAAGAAGGTCTTTAGATTGTCCGGTACAATCCGGAGAGTGCTTTATCACATCACCGTCTGCTGTTTCTTTATCATGGCAGATGAATATAATATCAGAACCATTTGAACGAAGGAAGTTGACGAACTCTTTAAAATCTTCGCCCATCTGTCCGAAGCGTTTTAAAGAATTTGTTTTTAACTTATAGTTGTTTTCAATGGCATACTGGCTCAAATAATCGTCAAGCATAGACTTTGCTGTATCAACCACAATTGTTTTATAGTCTTTCATTGATTCCCGCTCACTATCTATGTCTTTCCAGTTTTTAGCCATTATAGTATCACAACGCTGTACTGCTCGGTCTGCACCTCTGTCGCAATCAATCAATAAGGGGGTATCGGCTGTTGTAGCAACACTTGTTTTCCCACTTCCTGGTACTCCATAAAGTACAATAATAACAGGACGTTCAGGTAGAACGTCATTCTTTTTTACGATTGGCATAATTTTATAATATTAAGTTTAACAATATCTTGGTAGCCCTTGACTAACGCAAAGAAACATCCTTTCGTCTTCGAGTTCTTCAGGTGTATAATCATATTGATTACATTCGAGTTCTGCGCGCAACTCCTCAGTGTCTTCCTCTATAAGCTGAATGATTTCTTCTTTTGAAGAATACCCATACTTGGGAAGATAGTCCAAATTGCAAGCTTTGACTTCGTTCAGCTCCTTGTACAGTTCTTCAAGTTCATTTTCCATTGTATTGTGTTTTTAAACCGCCCGTACAAGGTTAAAGGGAAGCGGTGCACACTTCGCTTCTCTCACGGCTTTTAGTACGGTAATAGCACTACCTTTGATGCGGCATAGGTCAAACCTCTATAATCTCAAATTCTCCTTTTTTGATATATATCTTATGGTTGTAGTAATCTTTGACTATTGCGTAATCAGATTCCGGTCTTATATTACCTGTACAATCTTCTACATAGGAGTTGCCGCAGGCTTCCACCGTTGCACTGTCGTAGGCTTCCACCGTTGCACTGCCGCAGGCTTCCACCGTTGCACTGTCGTAGGCTTCCACCGTTGCACTGCCGCAGGCTTTCACCGTTGCACTGTCGTAGGCTTCCACCGTTGCACTGCCGCAGGCTTTCACCGTTGCACTGCCGTAGGCTTTCACCGTTGCACTGTCGTAGGCTTTCACCGTTGCACTGCCGTAGGCTTTCACCGTTGCACTGCCGCAGGCAAATGAAGAGGTTCTAACCTCATGGGTATTCTTGGTATAAATACCGGCTTGCGATAATTCTTCTTCTGTGAAGTTATCTTCCAAATATTCAGCATCGATAATTTTTGCATACCTCAAAACCCAAAACCAATTTTCAGTAATGGCTTTTAGCAGGTCGGCTTTCGTATTGCTTCTTAGCCCCATTGCGTAGCCGGATTGGCATGCGCCAGCATTTTTAGCGCGGGTCAAGAGTTCTTCTTTTAATTCTTCAAATGTTTTCATATGATTGTTATTAATTGGTTTCAAGAAAAACCGGACTATCTTCACAGACCGCCCGGCTACGACTAAACAAATACTTCATCTGTAGTGAAGATGTTGCGACACCCGGACTCGAACCGGGACGAGTTGTCAAGCTCCGCACATCTAAGGTTTGACATTCCTATCATAGAGTGCTACGTCTACCATTCCGCCATGTCGCAGTGTTTCCCGACCAGCACGTAGACGGGACTGTTTACATTAAAAAGCTATCATGAATTATTCATCCTTACAGGCTTTTGTTCCCGTGAGCGTTCCGATGGTTGCCTTACTACTCTCAAGCATCTATTGAGAGCCACGGGAATTCTCTATTTTAATTCTTGAATTTGTTTCATTATATTAGATACCTCATCTGCATTTACATAACCAATTACATCATCTGTAATTGAGGTATCATAACAAATAGCACCATCTTTAAGGACAGCAACCTCATAAGTATCTATGCCGTTAGAATAGAACATATCTCCTTTTACAACACTTATTCCATAGCCATTATCAAACCGCATTACAGCGTGTTTTGCCTCCATGTATTCCTCACGAAGCGGAGAAGGAAGATGACGTGCCTCCTTGCTAAAAGCATGTGGATTAAATACCAAATCCGTAAATGTTTTTACCTTTCTCATATCATTATTCATTAAGCATTGCTCCCTTCAACGCAACAATACGTGTTTGGCTTTTCAGCGTGCCCGAATTTGACGGGAAGGGAGTATATATAATAAGCGTGTACGGGCGCCTTTCATTGCCACCGCATACTTTATACCGATTTAAGACTGTATCGGACGCTTATGTTGTCTTTATGACCTTTGTCTCTTGCGATACGGGCGCCCAAACCGCATACTCTCTACCGTAGGACATTTCGGTGCGAAGAGACAATTACGATAACCAAGCCTATACGGAGTCACCGCGTTTCCGCTATCCGTAATTCCTTGATTAATATTAGAATAAGAATACAGTTTCAATAAAGACTTATATTCTTAATATCTACATCAATAAACCAATGAACGATTTATGAGCAAAGCTCAAATACTATATTTTGCTCCCTCTGCACGACTCGAACGTGCGACCTTCGCTAACCGGAAATTACCGGATACTAAACCTTCGAACAAGTAACCATAGCGATGCTCTGCCTGGCTGAGCTAAGAGGAAGGAGCGTTGTTCACACAACGCGGTTTTAATAGTCAAGACTGTCGTAATACTGCTTGTTACTCATATACTCGGATACTACCGCCGACCGTGAGCTGTCGTTTATCCGACTTCTGATGAAGTCGTACTTATCGGAACTCATGCCGGATAATACATCATCGTTGTATTCTACACGGCTGCTGTATATACATCCCGCCATGATTGCTATTATTAGAGCAATCCGAAGAGCAAGCCGAGAGGCTCTGTTTAAATCGTAGGTTTTCATCTTTCCAAATATTTAATCAATTCCGATTTCTTAAATCGAAGAAGTCTGCCGTTCTTTGTATGAGGAATATTAGATATATTGTTATATAAAGTACCAACACTGCACCCAAGAATATTAGCAGCCTCTCCTACCCCAACCCATTCATCCGAACATTCAATCACTGTTTCCTCTACAATCCTTTTCACGTCCTTGCGCATAAGTTTGTACAGTTCTTCTGCTAATATTCTAGCTTCTGTGCGAGTCATAACTTTTTAACGGCTGTAATTGTAATTTCCCATGTTTTCGTATTAATAGACACCTTATATCTCTCTACATCCGGTCTTGGGTCTGCTAACGCGGCTCTATAAGCAACAGCTCTCGCTGAATCGCAAGCTCTGTAATCACTTAGACGTACAGTAAGCGAAGTCCCTGGTTTAATCTTCAAAATATCTTCTCTTGTTATTTTCATATTATCTATTATATAAATTTTCTCACTTTATTTGTTTTTTCATAGAAAATAGCTATATTCGCCGACATAAAAACAAATACAAGCGGCTTTTATGGTTGCTTCTATTTTTTATGTCTTGTTGTTGTCGTTCTTTCGTTCTAACAACGATGCAAATATACAGTAAAATACTGTATTAACAATACTGATACAGTAAATAAATGTATGTTATAAAACATGTTTTGCATATATATTTGATTATTAAATAGATATGGAAAGGCTTCTGAAATTTAAAAACTTCATATTAGAGCTTGCTGATGAGAAACAAATGATTGATTGTTCTCTTGTTGGTAAGGAAAGTTTTCAGTATTGGAAGTATGTCTTTGATGTAGTTGAATCAGATGGATATGTAACTGATAGATATAATGTATGTGGAGCTATAAGCCCGGAACTAACAGAAAAAGGAAGAATATTCTTTGACTTAGGAGGATATAGCGGAGAAAAAAAGAGAGAAACAAAAGAAAAGGCTATTGATATGGTAAAATCAATAGCCATAGAAACATTAAAGGATGTGGTCAAGCATTTTGCTGTCAGAGGAATACTCGGTAATCAAATGACTATGTAATTTGCACCATTCGCTCTTAGACAAATCAAACCGCTTATCAAGTTCTGATTGTAAAAAGCGACCAAACTCTGCTGCCCTTCTTCTTAGGTCAAGCCATTCTCTCTCATACTGAAGATAGCATTCATCTTTAATAGGTGTGCCGTCTGCTTTGAATTGAATTTTTTTATTAATCATAATTCGTTCTTTGAAATGTTGTACAATCGGTTAATTGATAATATAATTTTATGGATAAAAATTTGATTTTGATGTGCAAATCTGCTACCGAATACATTATTAGGAACAAAAGCATTTCCCAAAAGAAGTGCGAAGAATTATTTGGTAGTAGTGGTACAGTAGTTTTTGAGAAGCTAAAAAGTTTAGGAGCAGGCAAAAATATTGGATACGGAGATTTGCAAGTCACCCAAGAAGCCAAACGGCTTATTGATACTAAACACTTTGACAACCTAATAGAACAGATTGAAAGAGATGAATATGATAGGAACTTGTCAAATAAAAGCAAGAAAGCCACCATAAAATCCGTTCGTATAGCAAAAATAGCTTTGATTTTGTCTATATTTTCGATGACCGGGTGGCCGCAAATGTTTTTTAAATGGCTATGGTCTATCATTCTTAAATCCGTTTATTAGCTTATTTGCAAACTCATGAATAAAGTCTTTTGTATTTAAGAGATTTTTTTTGAACTCATCGTGAAAAACTTTTTCCCCGTTTAAAAATATATTTCTTGAATACAAATCAGAATCTTCATCTACTGACATTATAATTTCAATCTTTGTTATTTTCTTCATAATATGTAGTTATTATTTAATCAAGTAATTATTATACTTTATGTTAACTTACAAATTACCAGGTTTGAAGGAAACGTTGATTTTTGAGTGAATCATCCCCTTACCCGTAGAGAGTGTTTTTCTCTCTAACGGTTCAGGGATAATTCGATGGCAAATCACCAGTATAAGTTAGGTATCGACCCCATCGGCTCTGAATTGGGTGCTTCCAATCTCGGCTTTCAGCTTTTACAGAGTTGGTTATCTCGTAACCTGCACCTGCGCACCAGTCTGCTTATTTCAATCGACTGCCTTCTTTCGTGCATCCCCTCACGGGCTTTCACCGTGAAGCTTCGGAAGGTTGTTTTAAATCTGTTATTGGTCGAACGTATTTTCCCCGATAGCCCTCCGCAGTAGCTCGTAAAGCGGAAACAATAACCGATTGTACTTTATAAAATAAAAAATCCGTTGCTAAAGTAGAGAGGCAACGGATTTCCATATAGAAAAGCCCACGTTAGGGCGATTGTTTAATCATGCGTCTGTTGCCTCTCTACTTGCAACGGGTGCAAAGATACAGTATTTTACTGTATCTCCAAATAAATACAGTATTATTATGATGAACAGTAGGGAAATATTAGAGTTTATCACTGATAATGAGAAGGTGACCCTTTCTAAGTTATCTCAGTTGATGGGGATTAAGAGGGCGCAGCCATTGTATGATATTCGTGACGGGAAAATAAAAGCTATAAGTGCTAATTATGCGGATAAAATATTATCAGTATTTCCTGAATATAGCCGGGTGTGGCTTATTACAGGAGAAGGACAACCTTTTTCTAAAAATGAGAACGAAGAAAATATTGGTGAAAGTATCATCATGGCTGCAAGTGAACGCTTTTTAGAGGTTATGGAGTGCTTAAAGATTAATCCATATTTGCTTGAAAAAGATTGTGGCGTGAAAAATGCACAAGCTAAAATATCCCATTACAAAAAAGGGGTTACTAAGGCTATATCTGGTGATATAATAGTTCAGCTTTGCGAAGCATACCCCCAAGTCAACGCCAACTACATCCTCACCGGCAAAGGACCTATGTTCATAGAAGATGAAGATAGCGGTTCGAGTCAGCAGGACACAGATTCCGTGTCTCTCTCTTACGATGAGCTGTCAAGGCTGTATGAAACAACCGTTTCAAGATACGAGAGGCTTTTTGGCAAACTGGAAAAACAGTTTAACGAGCTTGAACAGACTATTACGAAAGCAAGAAACGAGCTTGAACAAGCGCTTTTAGACGTAAAAAATGTATTGGAAGAAAAAAAGACAGCTTAATAGCAGCCCCTATTTTATTTGTAGGGGCTGTCCTTGCTTATTTTTAAAGTCCGGTAACTTTTGAATGTAATATATTCATTTTACAAACCGGATGTTTATGGTGCAGTTCAGATTTATGCGTTTCAAAGTCTTTTTCCAATACGGAAATTCTTTCGTGGGCCAATTCAAGGTCCTCGGATAGTCGTAGTAATTGTTGCGTAAGAATTTTAATTTGCTTCATCATACAGGGCGCAGAAAGGTTAACTTCTTCCATGATTATTACTTTGTTTGTTAAAATGACAGTTTGTATAACATATAACATCATTGTTCAATAAATGTTTTAAATATTCACATGTTATTAAGCATGTTTTTGTGAAATAAAATTATTACTAAATATTTAATGAAAAAAGATACAGAACAAAACGAAAGGGCGATAGATAGACTAAAGGCATTTGCTCACTATGCAAGGTATGAACTGAAAATTGTAAAAGGATATAGCTCCTTTGAGTTATACTGCAATATAGCCAATGGGTATATCAGTAATTCGGATAAAAGCGGAAAAGGAAAAGGGACGATAGGAAGTGATATAATATCCCGGATTTCCGAAGCTTTCCCTATGCTTAATGTCAAATGGCTATGCTCTGGAAAAGGAAATATGATAGATGATACCTGGAAATACGAAGAACAGATTAGCAAAATAAAAAAGATACTATTGTGATACCATACAGTAATAAACCTATATAACAATGTGATAATCAAATAAATAAGTTTTACAACACAATCCCAAGCGGATCACTTGAAAATCAAGCAGTTATCTAAAAAGATAGCTGCTTTTTTCTTTTGTATATACTGCGATTTGACGGCTTTGATGTAAACGAACTAACGTAAAAACTTCAAAATAAAAAGCACACCTTCGCAAAAAGAAACATAAAAGAGGATAATCCGATATGATTACCAACCGGGAAGAAGTGATAGACAAGGCATTCAAGGTGTTTTTGAGGATGAACTACGAGAAAGCGAGTATCAGCACGCTGGCGAAAGCCTGCGGGGTGGTAAAGACGGGGGTAGTATATTATTTTCCTCATAAACTCGACTTGTTTATGGCGGTAGCAGACAAGTATGTCATACAGATGCAGACACCGGCCAACAAGTTTGCCGGGCCGACGGAAACACTGGCTGAATTTATAGAACAGTATGTGGCAGGAGTGAGTGCAGTCATGAACCATATCATCAAACAGGTACAATGCTGTGTAGATGATAATGAATGCTGTCCCAACTTCTATTATTTCCATTTCCTTTCCCAAGTGAGGATGTATTATCCCGGAGCCCGTGAAAAAATGGAAGAAATATTCCGCAAGGAACACGAACTATGGAAGGCGGTCATACAGAAGGCAAAAGAGAGCGGTGAAATAAAGCAAGATACGGATGTGAAAAAGACCGCCTCGTTGTTCCGTCAAATATTCCTGGGCATGTCCTACGAGCAATCGTTCCTGAATGGTCTGGATGTAGACGAATTGAAGGAGAAATTAGATTATCTATACTCGCTCCTGAAAGCCTGACTTCTTTTAGCAATATTTAAAATATTTCGATAAAAACATTTTCTGAACAACCGTTCAGATTTCAATACTTTGCTTTATCTTTGAGGTATAAAGCAACCGCCAAAGATATGGACAAGATACAGAAGCAACGGTCAAGCATCGTCCTGTATAGAGAAAAAGGGAACGGTGAACACTACATACGGATAAAGTATGCAAATAATCCGGCAATTGCCCTACTGCTTTCCCAGGAGAGCGGCATACAAATGGCGGACAACGCTTCCGCCTACATAACAGTTACCGCCTTTAAACTACCGGATTTCTCCGACCGCTCTTCTCCCTACGCCTACATAGATTACAGCCGGACGTACGTGCAGCATCCCAATTCACAACAGACATACATGTTACCGGAAGACTATCTGAAACTACTGAATCTCACCTCACAAGGCGTTGTCAGTGAACGGATACAGGTACGCATCATGGGCAAAATTTGCTGGGATACAACAATATTAAAGATGACGAATATTTATCTTCATGTAACGAATGCCCTCAAGTCAAGCATACCCAATCCACTTGATATGCTGGATGATTTGTAGGGTGTAGCTATTAGAGATTAGGAAACACACCTGTCAGGTGTCAGTTATCAAAATAGAAGATACCAAACAAGTGTTTTTACAAATAATATTAACGATAATAATTATGAAGACAGAAGAACTTTATATTTGGCGATATGGGATAGATAAACTTCCTAAAGGATTATTGGAGTATGGCAAATCTGATGTTTGTGATATCTATGATGAAAGTAAAAGGCAGAAGTTTCAGAATCTCGGGCAATGGATGTGGCAAAATAATGACGGATGGCGCGAGAATTTACCTCCCGTCTTATACCTTGTATGCAACAAGAAACCGGGAATCCTGCAATTTGATTTTCTTGACAAAAGCAGTATAGAACTCAAAATCGTATCGGAAGAGTTTTTGTCTTTACTTCAAGAAAATGGTTTTATCGATAAATATGATATTGCAACTGTCAAGGTAGTAAACAAGAAAAACGAATCTCTAACGGATAAGAAATACTATGCTCTACGTATAAATCATTTTGACAACGATTCTTTTCATTTCGGAAAAGGCATAACATATCAGAGTGACTTTCAGAAAAAACTAGGTACTTGTTTTACAGTATATCCTGATATGAAACTGAAAGACATTTCAATCAAACAGAATTTCTTTGTTTTGAATAGTATAGAATATAGAGATGGTATAATATTCCGAGAAAGAATTTTGGATAAAGTATTGAATCTGTATAAACCTGAAATTTACAAATTATCAGACTACTCCAAACTATGGATAGATAATGACTTTTATCCATATGGAAATGAATTTATGATTGTGAAATAAAATCGTTAACAAGGTCGAGATAACAGCTGAACGCTGTTCCTCACCAAACCATTAACATCAAAAACAGTGTACCATATATGGAAACAAGAGATAAACTTTTTACTGAAGAACAGTATAGGAAACAACTTGCTGGATATTCCAAAAGGTGTAAACAGTTAGAAAGCAGTATTATGGAAATTATCAATGCAGAGAAAGAGCATATTCAATTATACTCTGCTCCAAATTCTAATGTTGCTTACAATAAAACAGTTACACTTTTTGGATGTAAATTGAATTCATTTCTAACCAAGTATTCAGTTGGGGAAGATATGGCAAAATTAAAAGATGATTACAATAATTTAGTGAAAACGCTAACAAATCATTGGACGATTACCGGTATGTATGTACAGATGTTATGGATGTTGTCTATTGGAATTATGTTAGATACAGATGAACAAAATATAAGGATATTATCAAGCATGATTGACAATGAAAATGTTAATGATGCCTTATATGATTTTTTAATAAAATACAGATTAACTGATTGGGAAAGATGTTCTGACACAGTATTGTTTCCAGTTCCTTATCAAAGTACATTGTCTATAATTTCCAGCAACAATCAAAGTAAAGAATTGTCCATTCAGAAATTAGAGAAGTATCTTAAAAAGGAATGGTATCGAGGTCATTCTGATTGTGCTTGGCATGACGACCATAAATATGGTATCAGACATGACGGCTATTGGAGCTTTGAAAGCGGTGCGTTAGTCAAGGTCTTGGGACTAGATGATACCAGCTTGAAAGGATTGCCCTACTATCCATACGACATGGTACACTGGAATGAGAATAAAATATGATGTTAACGAAGCGTGATAACGCCTTACAGCGTTCCCCGCTAAACCATTAGCGAAAATAGAAACCAGCATGATACAGCAAGTAGAAAAACTGAAAGAAATAATCAATCAAAACAGTATGGGGCATTTGCCTTTGCCCTACCGGGTTGATTTGATGAAACGAATAGGCAATGCACGGATAGTACAAAAAATATTGTGCGAGTGTTGCAAGAAAGCTTGTTCTTGCTTTTCAGAGGAATTTGGTGCGGAAAATCTATTATACAGTGCCTTGTTTGAAATAGACAGTTATCTGTACAAGAATAAGGGCACTATCGAAAGCATATCGGTTTCGGTGGAACGGTTACGTAATTATGCGGAACAATCCATTGAGAGCTGCGAAGATATGGCAGGGTGGGCAATCATCGCTTTAGGGTATGCTATCCAAAATGATGCTGCTTCCATATTGGAAATAGAGGATTATAACGGTGAAGATGATAATACTTTCGACTTTGAAAGTTGGAATGTGGATTTTATATGCTCGATAGCCTATTCGGGCAGCAACCCTTTCGTGGAAATTGGAAATGTGGAGAAACGCAAGGAATATTGGCTGTGGTATGCAAAAATGGTAGGGGAAGTTACTCAAAATCCTAATATCGAGCATTTACTATTATCTGAATACAGAAGCGGAAGCTCTTCAATTGATATACCCGCACGCAATCAATTTGACGATACTATTGAAGCTCAATTTAAGGATATATTATTTTATATAATGGATTGTAAATCCCAAAAGTTAAAGGAAGGACTTGAATATAATATATTATTTGTTTCATGTGTAGTTGATATGTTTAGCATCACTTCTTCTAAGGGAGATATAATAACATTAAATACAAGAAATACAGATAAAATCTGTAATGCGTTTAGAAATATACGTGAACTAATGTATAATAAAAACTCAAAACAAGGTGCATGGTTTCAAGTTGAAATGTTCTTAAAAAGTAAGGCTCAATATACTCTCAAGTTCAATTATGATAACCTTGAGCAAATTCCTTCTTTTTTTCAGAAACCTGATTGGTTGTTGGAGATGTTTAGGGAATATCCTCGAAGCCAAGAATATACACCTCTCTGGCTAAGAAAAATAGTTGGAAGAAGAAAGCTGTATCTGACTTAGTTTCTATGAGTATATAAAATAATTTCGCTAACAACGCAGGATAACGGACAAGCCGTTCCCTGCTGAACCATTAGCTACGAACGAAAAAATAGAAATCATGAAACAGGAAATCATAAACCGAATAAAGCAATTAGGCGGTAATGTCACTAATGTAAAAGGAACGTCTTTATCCGAAGACTTGTGTGCTATAACTTTTAATACCGCATTGTATAAAAAGCCGGAAGATACGCCTTGGCTATCTGCCGAAGACACAGAACCGATTGAAGGTTTGGGCGATTGGGTGGATGAAAATACTGAATTGTTCAATTCTGACAGAGAGGCATTCTATAAGAAAATGGTAGATGCCTACTATACATTGAATGAAGACCCTCGCAGACAATTATTTTGGGTTGCCAAACCTTTTACACCGTTTCAAGAAGGGACAAAAGATTTTGAAGAATGGAATGATTGGTTTTCAGATGATGCAGAGTTGGGCGAAATCATTCAACATTCAACCTGTGCCACTCCCGCCTTTATAGGATTGCTTTATACGGATAGTTATCCCAATTACTATTACATCTGTTTATCAGACCTCAATCCAGAGAATCCGATTGTCTGGAGTACAGACCATGAGGTGTTTTTCACAGATGTTACTAATGAGGGAGCATTAGAAGACTTTCTAAACAAGTTCATGACTAAAGAGGAATTTATAGATATTGTAAAACGAAAATTGGAACAATAATAACGTAGTTAACATGCACCTGTTCCGCCTAACGGCGGCAAGCTGCAACCCATTAACATTAATATATTACAATATGATAGAAATAGAACAGTGGGGAAAGATGATAATCTGGTTATGGAGCAGGTATATTAAGAAAAAACCTATTCCATATATTGATCTCGAATTCCATTATCCCATGTGGATGTTTTATCTTGTTGGTGGAATATTAGGAGGATTGATACTTGGAATCGCACTGTTCTATTTTACTATAATAAACTAATAGCTTTATAAATTGAATGTTAACAAGGTCGAGCCAACAGCTTAACGCTGTTCCTCACCAAACCATTATAAACAATATGTATCGCATTGCAAACATAGTACTATTTGTTCTTGCCATTTTCGTGGTAATGGGTTGCTCTTGTAGTAAAACTCTGTGTGAACGTAACATACAAGATGATATACTCAATATTGATAAATTCCGTAAACAAAGTAAAAAAGAGTACCGCTATATAGAAGAAGATGCGAAAAGATTGTTTGCAAATTCGGCAGCGGTTTATTCCGATACATTATACCGCCAACAATATACTTCATTGCAAGGTTATTTCTATGGAGAAACTGGATTTGACTTATATTGTATATGGTATGCACAGTTTAATGCCAATAATAGGAAACACTATCGTTGTGAACGTAAGACATTAAACAAAATATTCTATTGTGTAAATGATATGTTGAGATGTATTGCCGGGGGCGGAACTGGCTTTGCACATGAAACATACCGCATACCAGCATACACAGAGTATTACATCTATAAATATCAGAATATGGAAGCCAATAAACAGTACCAAGATAATGACATAAGCCAAACGATTTCAAATTTATGGCAGATAATGGCTACATATAATAACGAAGATATGCCCTTTGAAATATTAGCTTATAAAATGAAATACATATATGAAAATGTGGAATATATAAAATCATTACTTACTGCTGAAATATATAATTATTGCCTGCAAGAATATATGTGCAGACTAATAAACGAAAATGTAAGTGAGCAAGAACAATTAAGTTTATAACAACGAAAGATAGCATCTGACGATGCTCCTTTCTAACCATTACCGATAATGACTAAAGTTATAGATATGAAACACCTACAAATGATAACAATGATGTGTGTGATTTGTGTAACTGCAAGTTGTACAACGCAAAAGATTGCATATAGAGAACGGTTTGAAGACGCAAAAGGATATGCCCTTTATGCTTGTATCGCACACATGAACAAGTTTGTTGATAGTACATCATTTATCAACAAAGATTATTCCGGCGAATATTTTGTTCAATTAAGCAGTTTATCGCTGGAAGAAATAATCAGAATTAAGGAATATGTGAACAAAGAATGTATGAATTATTGGAGCATATCACAAAATCCGGAAGGTAATATGATTGCATATTCATCATGGAAATTCTATAACTCCAAAGACTTGGATAACTTTATTCATAAGACATTAAGGAAAAATATCGGTAACTACGAAAGATAGCATCTGACGATGCCCCTTTCTAACCATTACTAACAATACGAATAACTCTTTATGATAAAATTCATTTTAGATGCGATGTATTATCAGATATTCATATTTAATAGTTCCTGTTATAGTATTGGTATATCTACTGATAGAAGAGAATTTCAATTATAAAACCCCTTTTGTGTTTTTCATCATAACCTATGTTTTATTATACAAGACATTCTGTTCGTATTATATCAAAAGGAAAAAAGGTATGGAAATTATAAGGAGTAAACCTCTGATATTTAATAGCCAAAAGGTTTCTTCCTTCATATCATGGATGATTTATCCCATTTTGGTTGTATTACTTTATTTTATAATAATACATCGTCATTGGCTAAAAATTATACAATAAAGATTTAATAAGTTAGTAACAACAAAAGATTGCCTCTGATGATGCTACTTTCTAACCATTACCGATAAAAATGTAAAATGAAGATACTTTTTTATATCATATTGTCAGTGCTATTCCCATTTCAAATGATAATGGGGCAAACAGGGAAAGACTCCATTCTTTTCCGTGGGAACATTGTATATGATGGTGATGCCAGTGAAGCTACTTTCTTACATGAACTATATATAAAACATAATCCTAAACAACGATATCCTATCGTTTGCGATTCGGATTTTTCCATTAAATGTATGCGTGGAGATACACTGTTCATAGAACATTTTGACACAAGGTATCCTTACTGTTTTCAAGTAGTGGAATTTATTGCGAATGATACGCTTCCACAGAATATCCATATTTGGAGATACCCAAAGTCTTGCAATAATTGGTATTATCATCAGAAATATAAAACGACCAATCTATCAATTAAAGATACTATCAGAAAATCAGAACTGGTCGGTACATATAAATGTAGATGGGAACTAGAAAACAGCGACTGTCTGGTTACATCTGATGCAACCATGAAATTAAATGCTGACGGCACATTTGAATTGATTGATGAATGGGTTAGCTGGGATATATCTGGAACTGTTTTCCATACAGGGAATTGGGAGATTAAACAAAATACAGTCATTTGCAAAGTTGTTCCCGAACTGATTCCTTCAACTATACAAGAACGTTATCCCGGTCAAGTGCTACATTTTGTCTGGACAAACCTGGAAGATGATAGACAAGAAATTATGAAAGAAGAAAAAGTCTATAAGTTTCTTGTATGTAAGAAAGGGTTAATTCAGACAGATAAAATAGATTGTATATATAAAAAAATAAAATATCGGTAACTACGAAAGATAACATCTGATGATACTCCTTTCTAACCATTATAAACATTTTCTGCATCGGTAAATAAACATAATCATCTTATTATCAATACACTATATAAAAATATACTACAAATTATTGGTTATAATTAGGTTAGGGTATTTTCTCTTCCTTTCTTTTGTTTACCGCATTTTCCGTGCATTTGCAGATGTTTTCTAGAGTTTTGTCCCCCGTTTGTTCCTTGAAGGTCAGGCGAGGGACAAATTCTTGTCCCTCGGTGAAATATGAACATTCATCCCTGCAAAATCGGGCAAAGCCATAGGAAATGAGTATTTTACAAAGGCATATTAGACTTTGCATTTGCAAATATGCCTATGCTATAACACTGATATATAACAATATACAAATAGACTACATTATACCACAAATTATCAACAATGAAGTTCTATTTAGATGAATTAGTCAAGACTTAATCTGACAGTTACGTATAAAAAGAATAAATTTGTAACAGAAAACAGATTAAGTTATGACAACATCAGAAAAGGTCATCAAGAACAAACTGGGATTGCTTGAACTCTCCCAACAGTTAGGAAACGTATCACGTGCTTGTAAGATTATGGGCTACAGTCGTGACAGTTTTTATCGTTTCAAAGAGTTGTATGAACAAGGCGGTGAAGTCGCCTTGCAGGAGATTTCTCGCCGTAAGCCTGTCATAAAGAACCGTGTGGAAGAACACATCGAGCAGGCAGTCGTACAGATGGCGATAGACAATCCTGCATTGGGGCAAGTCCGTGTATCCAATGAGCTACGTAAGAAAGGTATTCTTATTTCGCCGGGCGGAGTGCGTTCCATTTGGCTACGGCACGATATGGAGACCTTCCAGAAACGCCTGAAAGCATTGTCAGCCAAAGTGGAACAAGAGGGCATTATCCTTGATGAGAACCAAGTGGCGGCATTGGAAAAGCAAAAGAAGAAAAGCAGGCTCATGGAGAGATAGAAACTTATTATCCCGGTTTTCTACTTGCCCAAGACACTTATTATGTAGGATATATCAAAGGTGTGGGACACATTTATCAGCAGACCGTCATTGATACTTACTCCAAAATCGGATTTGCCAAGTTGTATGACAGAAAGAATGCGCTTGTTGCTGCCGATATGCTTAACGATAGGGTTATTCCTTTTTTCGAGCAGCATGACTTGAAACTGATGCGTATGCTAACAGATAGAGGAACAGAATACTGCGGAAACAGAGAAAATCATGAGTATGAATTGTATTTGGCTGTGGAAGACATTGATCATTCTAAGATTAAGGCGAAAAGCCCTCAGACAAACGGTATATGTGAGCGATTTAACAGAACCGTGCAGAATGAGTTCTATGCTATTGCATTCAGAAAGAAAATCTATACCTCTATCGAACAGCTGCAAGCAGACCTTGATATGTGGATGAACTCCTACAATACCCAAAGAACACACTCTGGAAAGTACTGTTTCGGGAAAACGCCCATGCAAACTTTTATCGAAGGAATCGCTGTGGCAAGAAAGTATCAACTGCAAAATCAGGAAATGATAAAACCGAATGAGCAGGATAAAATCTCATTCGGTTGTGAGGATGATGAAACGTGTGTAACTTCGCAACAAACATCTGACAGTTTTTTTGTCCGATAGTAAAACAAATGTCAGAACAAGTCTTGACTATTACAATTTAGAATATCCGAATAATATTCTTATTGCTATTTCTGTAAATGCAACTGACATCTCATCCGTGCCAGTTGCATCTCACTTTGTCAATGTGTACTTCTTCGGACGCTTACACTCATCGTTAGCGTTGATTTAGTCATTTTGATAACATCTAATTATTTTATTCGTTTCCAAGACTCTCTATCTCCTTTGAAATTAATTTATACTTAGCCCGTATCTCTTCTCGTTGATAGAAATCCAACAAATCTACCTTACTGAGGTAGCCGTCTTCTAAATATTTCATTAAGTACTGCTGATTAAATTCAATTGACAAAAGGCTCTTCTCTATATTTTTCAGTATCTGAAGATTATTCTTGATATTGTTTTTTACCAGCATTTCAATATTCTGTATATCACGGATGTCTTTCAGCAAACGCTGTATTAGCATATTTACAAAATCTACCTCTATATTCTTCCCATCCTTTCTTAAAGCTAGTCTACGAGCAAAATTGTAAGCAATAGCTAAATTATGATAATCTGAAGCCTCATAATCAATAATACAAATAAACCCGATATTATCAATGTATGAAACCCCATCCACAGCCCGCTGAATAGAAGCATCTGCTAGTGTCTTATCAAAAACAATAATGCTCGTATTAGCACCACGATTCACTGTAGTCTCTAGCAACTGGCTCCATGCAGTATCATATTTATTAGATGCAATATCTAGTGAATCAACATCACCCAATTTGATACTTTTGTCAAACTTACATTCTATAGCTACTTTCTTTCCACTATTTTCGCCACCTACATAAGCCAGAATATCACCAGTCTTGTTATTCTTCAATAAACCTTTCGATGTTCCAGATAATGAAACTACATCTCCAAGATGGAAGTTATCGATGTAGGTTTCAAGAAACTCTAAGATATCATTCTCGGCAGCAACGCCCTTAATTGCAGTCTTATGGAAAATCTCTTGCTTCATATCAAATAGAAGTTTTAAATTTTCCAGTTGTACCCCCAGGTCATCAGTTGTCTTAGAAAGGAAAGCCGAAAATCTATCCTCCATTGTTGCTAGTACACCTATACGAATAGCACGCAATAAAGCTGTTTCTCTTTCATTCTCTGGAAGGGAGATAAAAAAACGATAAACAAGCTCATCCGAGATCTCAAAGCTATCAACTTGGATGCGCTGAAGTTTGTGATCTATACGCATACCTTATATTTTAGTGTAACGGTAGCCACCTTTTTTTATATAAACATCAAGGAATTTACCATGTGAATCAGCAGCCATCAATCCATCATAAACACTGTAGATACTAATTGAAAAGTGCGCCAATATTCCAGTTGAAAATTGCGCCACCATAGGATAAGTATAATGACCTTTG